CTCGCCGACGACAACATGGAGGTCTGGCTCTACCGCCACACTGACAGCCATGGACTCACCGACACCGCAGAGGTGAAGGACTACAAGCTCCCGGAGTACATGCCGGAGGAGGGACACAAGGTTCCCAAAAGATTTCACCAGATGCTCGAAAAAATCCGAGCCAGCGCACAATAACAAGGAAAGCCCTGCGTTATTACTACAGAACCTCAAAAACAATTCAATATGAGATTGCAGAAAAACGACCTCGCCTTCACACCGGAGGCAAAGCAAGCCATCATCGACGTGGCCGCCATCGCCAGAGAAGGCATGTTCAGCTACCGCTACAACATCTACTCCGCTGTTCAGGAGCAGTTCATCAAGCTCACGGCCAACAGCTTCGGCATCATCCCGGCAAGCTACTACGAGATGCAGAAGCCTGAGAACCAAACCGCCATGGCAAAGGCTCGTCTCGCCGCCATCGGTGCTGACCGCATCGCCAAGTGCAAACGCTTCTTGGAGGTGGTGCCCAACACCAGCAACTGGGGTCTGTCCCTGTGTGAGGAAGGTAGCCACGAGCTGTCGATGCTGAACCTCGACGAGGATGGCAACGATGTGCCCTACCGCGACCAGCTGAGTGACTACGACCTCCAGAAAGTGCTGGAGAGCGTATCTGGTCAAGTCTATGACACCGACCTTCTCCGTGACCACAACACTGAGGTCAAGAAGAAAATCAAGAAGAGCAAGTACCTGAAGAAGGTTCCTGCTGGTGACCCGCTCCGTGCTGGACTCACCGAGGGGCAGGTGTGCTACGAGTTCACCGATGCCATGTTCGATGACCACATCGACGTGTTCACCGACGTTCTCTTCATCGGGCACCAGTTGCGCGTTGTCAAGGACGAGGAGGGAGACTACATGGTCGAGAAGCTGGCTCATGGTCGCTGGGCTTTCGTCAACTGCGAGGACAAGCTGTACGACGTTATCGTCACCCTGCCATACGCCCTGAAGAACAGGGAGCGGATGGCTGTGGAAGGGGCTATCCGTCAGGCCGAGCGAGGTGCGCTCATCTTCAACGAGCTGTTCACGAGCGACGAGGTTCGACAGCTGGCTGATGCCAAGGGCATCGAGTTGCCCCAAGAGTCCACATTCTCTGTGGTTCAGGGCTACGGCCAAGTCATCCAGTGCGACAAGGTTGAAGAGGGTGCCAAGGTGGTCGCCTCTGGCCTCAAGTACGAAGATGCCGAGAAGTTGCGCGTCCTTATCCGCAAGGAGGATGATGCGGCAGGCACGCTGGAGCGAAAGCAGAGAGCCATCAAGGACATGGAGGAGCAGTTGGCGGGGCTGAAGAACGACCTCGTTCTCTACGAAGCTGACGTTGAGTCGGCCAAGAGCAAGCTCGCCGAGCACAAGAACAACATCGTGGACAACGCATTGGGCGTTGTCTGCGAGGAAGGGGCGGCGGCATGAATCCATTCGATAACTGCCCCAATCCATTCATCGAGCTTGACCTGTCGAAGGACGAGCTGGTGGAGGCGTACAACTTCTTCCAAGGAGTTGACCCAGAGTCGCAACAGCTTGTCATCCAAGCCCTCGATGCCAAGTACAGCCTGATGGAGCTAATTAGCTTTCGTTAACAATCAGAGGGCAATATCTCAGAACCCGGTGCGTTCTAACTATAGAAACACCACAAAAACAATTCACCATGAGTAAAATCATTAAGACAACAGAAGACGGATGGGACTGCGCTCCCGGCATCATGGAGGTGGCTTCACTGCTCCCGCAAGCTCGTGACATTCAATACGAGATTGAGTACTGCAAGCGAGGACAGAGCGTGAAGGACATGCTCAGCGACCTCAAGGATTTCGTCACCGACCTCCAGTATAGGATAGATGGCGCAATCGAGGAGTACACGGGAGTTGAATTTGAAACCATTGAAGATGAAGATTAAAGCCGCAATCCCAGAGAAGAGTCAGTTGACTGACATGATTATCAGCTTCGAGGAGCAGAACATGCAGACCATTGACGAGGTGTTGGAGCTGTTCTCCGTGCTCATCCAGACAGGGATGGCATGGTCTCTCCAAGGTAGCTACGGGCGAATGGCTCGTCACCTCATCGACCAAGGAAGTTTGTCCGAGGATGGCACAATAACCCACGAGTTCCTGCCGTTCTAACTGTAGAACCCACAAAAACAATTCACTATGAGTTTTGAGAAAACCCCGCGCCCGTTTCAAGTGGTGCAAAACAAGGCCACCGAGTCCGGAGTCATGAAGATTCAAATCGGCAAGCTGGAGCTGTCAATCACCACGCTCAACGGCGTGAACGAAGTGGTTGTCTTCTCCGAGAGCGGAGACCAAGTGTCTCAGACCACGCTGACAGACTTCAACGACGTTGTGTCGCTGTTCTGGAAGCTGGAAGCATTGGACATCAGTTAAACCCCTAAAAACAATTCACCATGGGACTTGATATGTACCTGACCCGGAACCACCATGTGCGGAACTGGAGTCACCGACCAGACAGAGATTACAAGGTCTCTGCAAAGATGAACAACAAGCGCGTGCCCTTCCTCGGAAGCGTGGGCGAGCTAACCACCATCCGTGAGGAGGTGCTGTACTGGAGAAAGGCCAACGCCATCCACCAGTGGTTCGTTGAGAACGTACAGGGCGGCGAGGACAACTGCGGGACGTACTACGTCAGCATGGAGCAGTTGCAGGAGCTACGCCACGCCTGCCTCGCGGTTATCGCGGTTCCGGAACGAGCGAAAGAACTCCTCCCAACGCAGAGCGGGTTCTTCTACGGCACGACGGAGTACGACGAGTACTACTTCGAAGACTTGCGTATGACCGCCCGCGTTATCGAGAAGCTGGTTGAACAGCAAATCCAAGCCAAGGACATGAAGCACTCGATGGACTTCGAGTACAGCTCATCTTGGTAATTAACATCCGTTAACAAGTGGAGCACAATAACCCAGAAAGTCTGGCGTTATAGAGATAGAAACCCCAAAAAACAATTCATCATGAGTAAAGACGTGAAAGAAATTCAATGGACAGACGAGGCGATGATGGCCTTCTGTCAAGTGTACGCAGGCAACGTGGCATCCAAGCGAGTGCCCTTCACAGCCAGCTACAAGAAGTACCACAAGCTCAAAATCCAAGAGAAGCTGGAGGCTTTCAAGAAGGACTGGGCTGAGTACCAGCGCAAGCTTGAGTTCCCCTTCCAAGAGGGTGAAGAGCACTGGGTGCTCGGTGGTGACGGCATCCTCCGATACAGCGTGTGGGATGACGTGTCCGAGGAAGACCACATCGCAGACCCTGACCGCAGGTACTTCACCTTTGAGCAGGGCATGGACATGGCTCGCCGTAACGGAGTGTTGCACGACCACGCCGACATTGCTGACCTCAAAGCCCCAACGCCATGAGCTACGAGTCATTCCGCAACAGAGAGACGTGGCTGGTCAACGTCTGGGGATACGTCGAGGGGCTGGCAGAGCTGTACATGGAGAACGAAGACCCCGAGAACGTAACGGGAGCCACACCGCAATGGTGTAGAGACTGCTTCGACATGCTGGTCGAGGACACCTACAAAACATTACCTAACGGAATCCTCAAGGACTTCGTTGATGGATGCCTTCAGACAATCGACTGGCACGAGTTGTCGGGACATGTCAAGGACGAAATCAGAAACTTGTATAACCCCAAACCCCCCTTTTACAATGAGTAAGACAACAGAAGCTATGAGCCAAGCCGAGAGCGTGGCAATGCAGTTCGACCTGCATGACAGCCGGACAATCTGCCGGATGTTCCTTGACGTTTGCCGAAGGTATGACCTTGGCAAATTAGACCAAACCGAGATGGTGCAAGCGTGTATGCTTGTCGCTGATGAAGCCGAGAACCTTGGGTTGCGAGACCCGCTCAAAGACTGGGAGGCATGAGCGAAGCTACCAACATGTGGAAAAAAATGTGCACTGGCCTGTTGAAAATGTCGAGGAAAACCTCGAACTTCGCAGAAGCGGTGCAATCCGAGAGGCAAGCGTACAACAACCTGATTAGACAACAGAGTGTACTGCTTGATGAATACGAAGATTTAGTCAAAGCCTATGAAGAGAGCAGTCAAGATGCTGATGGCATCGCCAATCCTCCTGCTGTGCATCCTGATGCAACCAGTGGTGATACTACAGGGATGGATGATGAAAGAAGTTGAATCCTTTATTGAATAGAAATGTCAAAACACAAATTCAAGACCACGAACATCCGTGGCAAGCAATACGTCGAGGTAAACGAGCGTATCAAATTCTTCCGACAGGAAGACCAGTACAAGAACTGGACTATCTCCACAGAGATTAACATGATGGAGTCTGGAGATGAGTGTATCTGTAAGTGCATCATTGCCGACACCGACCAACGAGTCATCGCTACGGGTCATGCCCATGAGGTCAAGTCGGCGAGCAACATTAACAAGACATCGTTTGTCGAGAACTGTGAGACCTCAGCCGTTGGTCGTGCTCTCGCCATGATGGGCATCGGTATCGACGTGAGCATTGCCTCAGCCAATGAGGTCAAGGAGGCCATCGCCAAGCAGGACGAGCCTGACACCACAGAGCAGGACTACCAGAAGGCCGTGACCTACCTGAAGAATGCCACCGACAGGAAGGAGGCATGGTCTAAGATTGAGAAGCAGTCAAAGACCAAGTTCAACAAGACTCAATACAGCAAGCTTGCTGAATACGCCGAAGCCTAATGTTGTCGGTTCAATTAGCAGAAGCGGTAGGTAAGGGACACCTCTCTTACAGCTCCATCAAGTACGCACTACAGGACATGCGCCTGTGGGAGATGTACATGAGAGGACAGCTGAAGAAGGAGAGTGATGCCCTGACCTTTGGAAGCATGTACGATTGCCTTCTCTTCACGCCAGAGGACTTCGACAAGCAGTTCATGGTGCTCAACGACAGCACCAAGTGTGAGGAGATAGGCGGTCGTGCACCCCGCATGACGAACAAGTACAAGGCTTGGGTCAAGGATTTCCAAGAAGAGGCTGACGAGAAGGGCGTGAAGCTCATCGGTGAAGATGATTTTCAAAAAGCCAAGGAGATGATTGAGAGACTCAAAGTGACTGGTGTCCTACAGGAATACCTCATCGGTGACTACCAGCACGAGTTCAATGAGGAAATCTCCGGCGTGCCAGTTCGTGGCTTCTTGGACTGCCTAAACAAGGATTACATCAGTGACCACAAGACAACCAGAAGCCTGTCATCTTTCCGTTATGCGGTCAGAGACTACGGCTACGACATCCAAGCCTACATCTACTGTAGCGTTCTGGGTCTGGACAAGTTCTACTGGGTGGCGCAGGAGAAAGCCTATCCCTACGTCATCGGTGTGTACCAAGCAAGTGAAGAGACCATCGCCAACGGGCAGGCTAAGTTTGACCGAGCCGTTGAGAGAATTACTCGGTACTTGGACAATAATCTGGAGACGGATACGTTCTTCATCAAAGGAGTAATCTGATGACAGGACAGGAACTAATCACCCGAGCAAACGTGCACTTCGGCATTGACGTGACCAAGTGCAAGGACTTTGGCAAGGACGGCTTCGCCGACCGATGCTTCACAGCATACTACGCCATCACCGAATTGAACATGCCCTACACGGAGTTGGCTAACGCCATCGACGAGCAGGACAGAACCAAGCTGCGGCTCATGTGGCTGTACGCTGAAGGACTTATGGGAGTTGTACAATCCCGCAACCGGTACAAGCAGTTTACGTTAACCCTTTAATCTTTATCAAACATGGCTGAGAACAGCAACGTGTATGTGGGATACACTGAATCCCCACGAGTAAACCAGCGCATCTCCTTCACCCTCGAAGAGCTGGACAACCTGAAGCAGTACGCAACCTCCAAGGGGCGTGTGTACATCGACGTGGTGTCCGTGCCAGACCGTGAAGACAATCGTCGAATGAAAGCTTTCTGCTCGGTGTACGACCCGAACAGTCAGAGCGAACAGAAGCGCAAGGTGGAAGCGCAGAGCACCACCGAAGTGCCATTCTAAATAGTGGTTAGGATGTAGACCGCAAGGGGGGAGTCAGTTTCGTGAATTGTTCTGGCTCCCCTCGCTATGCTCTCGTAGCTCAACTGGATAGAGCATCACCCTTCTAAGGTGAATGTTGCAGGTTCGAGTCCTGCCGGGAGTACAAAACCTTATTTCAATGGACATCTTTAGAGAAACATACCACGACTACCTTGAGGCGATTGGCATCGAGGCAACAGAGTCGAGAACGCGACAGCAGGTAGAGCTGAGGGCAGCGTTCGCCAACGCGACATCCGCGTTCTTTCACCACACCGTGTGTGCCAACCTGTTCAAGAAGGACAGGACAACCATCTACCACTACAAGCAGAACCATGAGATGTACTTCGTCTCAAGTCCTGATTACAGAACGTACTTCGAAACAGCCTCTCGAATCGTACTGGAAAAGCTGGATGCCTTCGACAAGGACGACCTTAATTTAGAGGCTCAAAACTTTCTTACTCCCCATGAGCAAATTGATACAATCAAAGGCATCATCAAAACCCTCGAAGCCTTCAAAGACAGAATCCAAATCAGACTTAGACGCTATAAACCCAACGCACTACAAGAAGGGGGAGAAGCAGGTCTGGCAGATGATGATAGACATCTGGGGCAAAGACTCATACATCGCGTTCTGCGAGATGAACGCCTTCAAGTACCGCATGCGAGCGGGGAACAAACCCGGCAACAGCATGGAGCAGGACATGGAGAAAGCAAAGTGGTACGAGAACCAGATACAGCAGCTGCGGAATGAACAACCAGAAGGTAACCATCTATCCAACCATCTATCGCACACAGGAAGCAGTCATTACGAGCCTCGATACAGTTCTAACGAGGATTAAAGAGGGCAAGAGCCGACCAAAGGTTGAGCTGATTCGTGAGGGCGACAAGTCCGTCAAGCAGGAGCTGCCAGCTGTATGCTTTAGTGGAATCTTTGAGAAGAACAAGCGAAGCGACGACAGCCTCAAGTATCACAGCGGTCTGGTCATCTTAGACTTCGACCACGTTGATGTCTCCAGAACCAAGTCTGCCCTTGCGGGTGACAAGTACATCATGTCCTGCTGGGCATCGCCAAGCGGTGAGGGTGTCAAGGCTCTGGTCGAAATCACGAACACTGAACGTCACCGCGACCATTACCGCTCTCTCAAGCGATACTTCGACGAGCAGTACGGTCTTGAGCTGGACAGCACCGGGGAGAACGAGAGCCGTGCATGCTTTGAATCCTACGACCCGGACATCGTGGTCAAGGGTGAGTACGAAAGGTATGGTGGCATGCTCTCCGAGCGTAGCCAGAACCAAGAGGTAAGGGAGTCATCTGGAAAGACAGACTTCAACAAGGTGAACATCGCCGCTGCCATGATTCGCAAGGCGGAGGACGGCGACAAGCACAACGTGCTGGTGAAGGCTGCCAGCTTGATGGGTGGATACATTGCAAGCGGAATCGTCGAGGAGGATGTTGCTCGCTGGGTCTTGGAAAGGGAGATTCAGAAGCGCGACATCGACAACCTTGACGGTGCGCTGAAGGCCATCGACGATGGGATAGCAAACGGAAAGAAGCTACCCATCAGTGAGGTCATCAATAGCGAGGAGAAGATTAAGCGGGAGATGAAGCTGAACGATGGGGACATGTCCTTCATCAGCAGCGACGACGTTGACTACGACTGGATTGAGCAGTACGTCGATGGCAACATCCCACTGGGTCTGACCACAGGCAACGCATTCATGGATGAGAACTTCGTATTCAAGAAGGAGTTCGTCATGATTAACGGGCACAGCAACATCGGCAAGACCACCTTTGCCCTGTGGCTGATGGTAGCCAGCTCGATGCACCACGACTGGAGGTGGGTCATCTACAGCTCAGAGAATCGCTCCGCTGCCGTCAAGATGAAGCTCGTTCAGTTCGCGCTGAACAAGAAGATTGGCAGCACCACGCACATCGAGCGCAAGAAAGCAAGAGAGTGGGTTGAGAAGCACTTCGTTGTCATCGACAATAGTAAGACCTACAGTTACATGGACATCATCCTGTTCTGTGAGAAGGTGCACAGGCAGAACCCGATTGACGGATTGTTTGTAGACCCATACAACAGCCTGAAGATTGAGATGAGTGCCAACCGTGGTGTCGGGCCGCACGAGTACCACTATGAGGCTGCCTCAGAGTTCCTGACCTTCAGCAACAACATGGACGTAGCTGTATGGGTGAATGCCCACAGCATCACAGAGAGCCAGCGTAGGAAAGGTGACGACGGATTGCAGGTTGCACCCTACGCCGAGGACACTGAGCACGGAGGCAAGTGGGTGAACCGCAGCGATTGTTTCATCACGCTGCACAGAAAGATTCAACACCCAGATGTACTTCAGAGGCGGTGTATTGAGATGCACGTTCGGAAGGTTCGTGAGGTGGACACGGGCGGGAAGCCCACGCCCTACGCGCAACCCATGATATTCGAACTGAACTCCACGCAGAGTGGATTCTCGATGCACGCGCCCCACCAAAAGCTATTCACATCGCTTGGTGAACAACTTGTTGGCAAACAAGAGCACTTCTGAACGTACCTTTTAGGGCATGGCTAAACGCCGTAAGAACCTAACAAGGCCAACCAAGGGTAGGAAACGCAAAGACCTCAACAGAGCAGGAGTCAAACTGAAGTCAACTCTGGAGGCGTATTGCTATGACAAACTGAGGGGGGCAAAAGTTCAGTTTGGATATGAGAGCGAGACCTTCCATCTGATGGACTCGTTTCGGTATCCCGGCGTTTACCACAAATCAACACGGGGGAAGGATGTGATGACCGACGCAACGAACAGGGTGGTGCTTGGAGTTAAGTACACACCTGACTTCGTTAGTCACGAACACCGCTTCATCATTGAGACGAAGGGGTGGGTTCCATCGCAGCACACTTTTCCTTTGAGGTGGAAGATGTTTCTGAAGTACCTGTCGGACAACGACATGGATGACTACATGCTCTTCATCCCCAAGAACAAAAAGCAGGTAGACGAAACGATAACAATCATACTGAGCCACATCAATGGAGAAGCAAAAACTTAGTCAGCTCTACAGCTACTGTACGCAGGAGATACAGAGGCTGACTACGGAGCTGTACGAGCAGCTCCATGACGGAAAGGGCAACCCATCCACAGACTGGGAGCAAACACTGGACGACGTAAGAAAGTACAAGAAGCTCGTAATTCTTGAGCTCGAAGCACTGAAGCATGCGTTGAAAGAATACATAGAAGAGGAGGATGTCGAGCAGCTTTCTTAAAGACCTTGAGTTCGGCAACAGGGTAGAGCTTGCTTGGATGAACTTCATGGGGACGATTACTGGTAGGGACTACGAGCAGTCTCAGGGTAAGGTTTCTGGATGGGACATCCACGACAGGACAGAGAACCAATACTATGAGGTGAAGTGGGACACCAAGTCCTGTGCTAAATGGAAGTCATTCGGTAAGGAAAGAAACCCCACTGACAACCTCTTCATAGAATACGTCAACCCCAGCCGAACCCCGCCCAAGGCAACGGGTATTCGCGCATCTACATCAAAGTACTGGGTCTATGTTGTGAAGCACGCGCCCGACCAGTTCGTTGATGACGACAAGTTTGGTGAGTACAAGTGTCACGCCCACCTGTTCAACAGAGAAAAGCTCTTGGCCTTCTGTGAAAGCGCAAACCTTCAATCGAGAGACACGAAGCGAGATGTTGGCAAGGGAGAAGCTGTAAACGCAAGGGGTTGGATTCTGCCATGGGGCTTGGTCACCGCTCCGGAAAAAGAGACCGGATACTTGGCTGTGTACGACATCTCTGCCTATCTTTCTCTTCCGATTTTAACACGATGAGTACAATAAGTAAAGAGTTTGAGGTGCTGCACACTGCCGTGGAAAGCATACTCAATACAGAATTGATTACAACATGCAGGAACAGGGAGAACGTGAATGCCCGCATGATTTTTGCCAAGATTCTTCTGGACAAGGGATACACCACAACGGCCATTGGCGAATACCTCGGAAAGAGCCACTGCACTATCGTTCATTACAAGCAGCGGTTCGACGGATACATCATGAGTGATAGGAGGTTGAGGGATTCCTACGAGAATGCAAAGGCTGTGTACTACGGCAACTTCGACCCCGTGTACGGCATGAGCAACTCCGAGCTAAAGCAAGAAGTGTTTAGCCTTCGCAAAAAAGTTACCGAGCTGGAGAACAAGGTGCAAAATGTGAGAGAGAAGTACGTTTGGAGGGAGAATTTTTATGCAATACAGGAGTTACTGTACCAGAAGTGTCCTCAGGGTCAAGAGGAGCGGGTAGAACGAGCACTAAACACATACCTCAATGGCCTATACTACTAAAGACATCGACAAGGTTCTGGGGTTCACAACGTGGACAGACAAGCAGAAGCTGGATGAGCTTCTCAGAATGGACTGTGCCCTTTACTGTGCCCTTGGCACTGACTCCACTAAGACTGAGCGGGAGGCCGTGAAGAGGGAGTCTCGTAAGATTTACAGGGCGATTAAGACGTTTGACCCCCAGAGCGGGGAGATGTTCTTGCGCGTAATGGATTTGAAATGAACGTACAACCCACCAAAGAATTTCTAGCTGGTCTCAACAACTTCAAAAGGCAGTACCTTATTGACGTGTTAGCAGAGAACGACGCGCTACTGGCTGATGGATTTGAGGAAGCCCTGATTGGCTACACTCAAGGCTTGAACGTCGTGGCGGTGTACGACTACGACACCTGCGTCTCCATCCTGATACACAGGGACGGCATGACGATTGAGGATGCGGTTGAGTTCATGGAGTACAATGTGGTAGGCTCATACGTCGGGGACAAAACACCCGTCTTCATCTCCTATGGTTGAGCTCCCGGTAACACCGGGCATGATTCTGCGTGCTGCTGAGCGTGCGGAAGAGATGGGTGCGCTGAACAACAGCATCACCGAGGGAGAGGCAAACTTCGAGGCGTTCGTTGCAGAGCAGGCTGTGTCAGAACACCTCAAGCAGCGGCTGGAAGACACCTACAATTACGACCTGTTCTGGGCACCCAAGGGACACGTCCTTACAGCTGACATCAAAACCAAGCGCAGAACCAAGCTGCCATCACCTTACTTCGATTGCCACATAGCAGACACCAGCCTGCACCAAGACTGCGAGACCTACATCTTTGCGTCCATCATCAAGACCGAGAAGAACTTCAGGGTTTGGGCGCTAGGATGGATTACCAAGGAAGACTTCCTGAAGAAAGCCAAGCGGGTTCGCAAGGGAGACAAGGACGGTGATTTCGTTGAGCACGTTGACGCTTACAAATGCAAGGTGTCAGAGCTTTGGCGAATGCCATAAACCCGTATCTTGCATTGCGTTACGCCGGATAGTGCATAGCGAATTTTGGTTACCTTTCAGACCCCTGCTCTTCGGAGCGGGGGTTTTTGTTAGCCACTACAGGACTCGCAGTCCTCTGGGCTTTCGATGTTGCAGGTGATTTCACCAGACTCAATCTTTGCTTCGGACTCCTTGAGCTTCTTGGGGTCGAGGAAGCTGATGTCAAAATCTTCTTCAGGTCTCATCGCGCTTTGGATTTTTCAATAGTTCGGCCTGCAAAGTAAGCACCAAATGAGGTAAGCATAAGTATCTCAAGGAGAGAGACATAGCTGTCTTTCACGTTGAACGGGAGGTTGTCCATGGAGTCCAGCACCATAGTCACAACGAACATGCCCATCAAAGCAATCAGGGTGACGGGTCTGATGTACTTAGCCAGCTTTACATCGCTGCTCATGTCGGCTTTCCAACGCTCAGTTACGTTGTTCTGGTAGGCAATCTCTGCATCTACGCGAGCCTTCGCCTCCTCTGCGGAGATTCCCGGCTCCTTGTCGAGTAGGTTCTTGACCATGCCAAGTGCTCCGCTATCGGGAAGCAGGTCTCCTACGGTATCGAGTACATTGGGTGCAGCCTTGGCGAGCCACTTGCCTAGCCCCGTGTCT